ATAGGATGGTAATAATTGTTTTACTTTTTCATAATCATCATCATCAATATCAAACATATGCATAAATAATTGTGGCAATACATACATCATAGCTGCATATGGTGCTAATCTAAATGGATTATTTAATGCAACATCTATTAATTTAGGAGTCACTTTATACATAAATGTTAAGAAAGGAATACCGATAGGACTTGTTCTTAATCCTCTAACTGTAGGAGATACTAATGAATAATCAAACAATGCATCTTGTGCAATCAAATATGCTTCATCTGCATTCTTATTTTGATTTTCCATCATTTCTATTGCCATAGCAGTTTTACCCATAACCTCTATGTTTTGATACGCAGCAGAAGCTTTGTTAGCTAATCTTCTCCATCCTTTCAA